AATTATTTAATTTTGAGATTTTAGAAAAAAATAATGAAGAATATGAAGTAGATAAGATATTAAGTAAACAAATATTATCACATTTACATGATTTTTTTAATAAAGCAACAAAAACAACTGGAAAAACTGGTGGTAAGACTAAAAAAAGTTATGGAAATAGAAAGAGCAAAACGTTCAAAAACAAATACTAAAACAAAAAACAAAACAAAAAATAAAACAAAAAATAAAACAAAAAATAAAACAAAAAATAAATCCTAAAATAAAAAATAAAAATAAAACAGTAATATAATAAAATGCCATTTGTTGGTTCATACAGTAAAGCAATGAGTATTTTATCAGAAATTGGTAAAGGAAAATGTGTAGATAGATGTAAAAGTGTTTGGTTAAGAAACTTTAAATATGCGTTAAAAACAAAATCAAATCCTTTAAAATTAACAAAGCTTACTAGGAGAAAAATGGAGGAAAAAATAATGCTTGTATCAGGAAAAAATTCTATAAATAATTATAGCAAAACAATTAAAAAATACTCTGATAGAAAATCGCCTCCTTATCCAGCAAATCAAAATTGTGGTAAACAAATGAAAGGCAATGATGGTGCCATGTATGAATCAAAACCTAATAAAAATAATATTTGCTCATGGAAGAAAATATAAATTATATAATTATAAAATTACTTTCTATTTGTTCTCCTCCTCTTTTTATATGACCTTTTTCTTTTATATGACCTTTTTCTTTTATATGTTCTTTTTCGTCTACTTCCACCGAATTGAATAGCTGGTTGTTGATTTCCATTAAAGTTTCTTAAAAGTTCGATTATTGCGGTTCTATCACGGTTATTATCTGGTTGGGCTTGTAAAGTTTCAGCACGTTGAAGAGGTGTTTGTTGATTAATATCCATTTCGTTAACATTTGCTCCTCTAACCAGCAAAAAATTTACTAAATCAGCATTACCACTCAAAACCGCGTTATGTAATGGGGTATTTCCATCCATATTACCATGACTATTAATATTAGAACCAAATTCAAGAAGCAACTGTGCAATAGCCATATTATCTCCAAAAATACACGCATACTCTAAAGGATGGACTAGTGAATTAGGATTATTAAGAACTAAAGTTAACATGTTCGGAACGTTAGGATAGTCTCTTTCAGCTATAGTTTCTATATTAAGAATAGTATTTCTTAATACGTCCATTACGTTACCAGGATTTTCGCGTATAATTTCTATTATTTGATTTTCAAATTCGGACACTACGTTGTCAATATTAGCCATTATATATATACATAACAAATTTTTATAATTAAAAATTTATTATTTGTTATTTATTATAGAAATTTATTATAGAAATTTATTATAGAAATTTATTATTTGTTATTTATTATAAATATTTATATTTTACTGTGTAACAAATTCCTTACCTCTTCAACATAATCCAACATTGATTTATTTAAGATTGTAGTTGATACAATAAATAATCCGGCAGTAAAGACAATTTTCTTATCTAATTCTGTAAACTTAACATTACTAAATGGATTAAAACGAATAATTAAAAATAGCGAAACATATATTTGAACGTAATAATTCAATGGAATAAGATATTCAGGGGCATTGTTTGCGAAACCAATCACAAAAAGAAAATACAAAAAATAAGAAAAGTAAAAAACAAAATCCCAAATTTTTTCTTGATAAATAAAAACTTTTTCAATGAATGACATTATTATAATATAATTATATTTAAAAAATATAATTATATAATTGGAAATAATTTCATTAAAATCTAATTTGTATCATTCGTATAATGGGTTAAGGTTCGAGCACTAGGGTCGGTAGCATTTGTATACTTAGGCATCCAATAATAAGGAATAATTTTTTCACAAATTGAACTAGGATAATGAAATGAAAATATATCACTATAATACTTCTTCTCAGTATCAATATTTGCTTCATATTTTACATCATTTTGTAAATCTAAATTTAAATTCAATTTTTCAGCTATTTTTTCCTGTAAAATTTGATACAATGAACGACCGTGACCACTAACTCCATCACTAAATGCCTCCTTCTTTCTCCATAATACCTCACTAGGTAAAATTTGCTTGCCTAAATCATCAGAAAAAGGTCTAAAATTAGCAAGTGTAAACGTGTCGCGAATTAAAAATTTTTCAATTTGTGTGTTTGTTTGAAAACGTGCTTCAGGTGAAATTGACAAATAATTATTTACAAAAGTCTTGTCTAAATATGGTGTTCGTGGCTCTAAACCATGAGAAGAAATCGATTTATCAGAGCGTAATACATCAAAAGTATGAATGTCTTTTAACAAACGCTTTGATTCCTTATCAAATTCGATACAATCCGGGCATTTTGACATATACAAATACCCGCCACATAACTCATCTGCTCCATCACCATTAAAAATTACCTTTGCTTCACTGTTTTTAGAAATATATTTACCGACCAAATAATTCCCGATACTAGCCCGAACAGTGGTCGTATCATAACTCTCAATAGCATAAATCACTTCAGGAATAGCATTAAACATTTCGTCTTCGGTAACAATCACTTCAGTATGTTTAGTTCCTAAGTAGTCAGCCACGATTTTCGCATATTTCAAATCAACTGACCCCTCTAATCCAATGCTATATGTTTCCAAAATAGTGCTATAATTATTGATTTTGTAAAAACGATTAACAAGTGCTGCTATTAGACTGCTATCTAAACCACCTGAAAGCAAACAAGCAATCGGTCTTTCAGTATTTAAACAACGTTTTTCAACAGCACTCAATAGTGAGTCTTGAATATTTTTTCGAATCACATCATTATTAAAATAATTAGAACTCCAAGATGAAACCGGATAATAAAAAGACGGAATAAAATAAGGCACATATTCTTTTTCATAAGTCCAAATCATATTATCTATTTCTCCTTCAATTTTCAAAAAACTGTTATTCTTAGAACATACTTCGGACTCTTTCATTAACTTCAAAACACTGTAAGTTCCAGGAACAAATTGTTCGATTTTATCCATATATTGATACATATCATAATTATAAAGACCAATCTCAGTTAAACATTTTAATTCACTCGCAAAACCAATATGATTATAATTAGATACCGAATTATTTCTAAGATGGTACAACGGACGAACACCATAAGGGTCTCGTGCTACAAAAATTTTATTTTCAATAGCATCGTATAAAATAAAGGCAAAAACGCCATCTAGCATTTTCAAAGTATGCTCGATTCCATATTTTCTGTATAAATAAATAATTACTTCACAATCAGAACCAGTTTTAGGTTGAACATCCATAAATTTATACAATTCTTTATAATTATAAATTTCGCCGTTACAAATTAAAATAACATTATCGATATCGAATGGCTGATTGGATTCATCATTTAAACCATTTATAGCTAATCTATGAAACCCTAATGTAAAGTTATCCAAAATTTTAAGATTTTTAGAATTATCAGGGCCTCTATTTTCACCTTTTTTAATTTGTGCTACAACAAAATCATCAGGTACATTTGAATTATTTAGTAAGGCAAAGATTCCACACATTTTTAAATATAATGTATATTTTGACATAACCTTTAATACTATTTTAAATATTATATTTTTAGTAATAGTAAATACTAGTAAATACTAGTAAATATTGATAATACTAATAAATAGTAAAAAATAGTAAAAATAATAAAATAGTTAATAAATAATTGTTAAATTTAATTAATATAATAAATAAACATATTATATAATATATAAATGAGTAATTGTAGCCAACCATCAGATAATACAAATAAATTAATACATCAACAAACAAATACAAGAATATATGATAGGAATATTCCTGGTTCTAATCTTCAGCCATATTTAGATGTAAGACCAGTAATGACAAAATATTCTATTTTACCGATTGTTGACCCGCGAAAGGAATCAAAAGTGCCTCTGATTCAACAGCCAGTATTTAGTCCTCATACTACATTTAATCCAGGAAATTCGCAGTCACCATGGTCTGGTTTTGCTTCGAGTGTTAATACAGAATCTGAATTAAGAAATCAAATATATGCTTTACAAAAGTGTAGTCAATCCGTTTATGTTCCATCCAGCCATAGTGATTTATATCAATATTCTTTTCAACCAAGAAACAATGTTCAACAGCAACATTCATTATTATTTGAGCAAGATAGGTTTAGTAATTTTAACCCGAATCCAGATTCAAATATTGTAGGTTCTGGAGTATTTAATAATTCAACAAGAACTCAATTAAAAGAATTAGGAGATACAAAACCACAAGGTTGTAATACTATTTTGAATAATAAATAAACGTCAAACAATAAATAAACGTTAAATAAAATTATATATTTTAATTGAAATATATAATGTCAGAAGAATTTATAAATCAAGTAACATTAAACTGTTTAATGAATAAAGACACATACAATAAATATGTTAAAAATAATACAATAAAATTACCAAATTCTGTAAATAAAAAAGACAAGAAATTTTATAAAAAAAGAATTTATAACATAATTAAGCAATTATTATCATCACAAGAAACCGAAATTGAGCCTCGTTTATTTACAGATGTTCAAAAATCGTTCGACAATTTTGTAAATATATGTATCCATTCTTTAAAAGTAATTGATAAAACAGATATTATTCAGGATGATTATAAAGATATAGCAGAATCAATAACATTAAATTTAGATTTGAACAAAGAATTAGATGATGATGATATTAAAACAAAAGAAGAAGCTGATTTACTTTTACTTCGTTCAATAAAAATCACAAATCCGTCTTTAGACAATTTTGTAAAAAGAAAATACACAAAAGCTCCTCAACAAATAATGATGCCACAACAAAAAGACATCAATTTGAGAGACCCTAATTTGAAGATTAAGGGCATTAAAGACAAAGACAAAGAGAAAGACAATTTAAATTCTGAAAAAAAGAAAAATATCACTAATATTTATGACAAGACCGAAAACACAGAGAAGAAGAATAATGAGGATGACAAAAAATAGACAAAAAATGAAAAATCTAAAAAATAAAACCCAAAAAGAAGTCAAGTTAAAAAAGGTTATGTGTAGTCCAAAAGATAAGAACGAACTAAATGACTTTACGTGTTATACCGATAAAAATTTATATAAATTAAGAGATTTGTGGAACGCAAGACATCCAGATGTCCAAATAATGACAAATGATGGTAAGGAAATTCACAAAACGTTAACAAAATATATGAGCGATATATGTAATAAAGAATCGTGTTGGTTAAAACAGAATTTTATGGATATTAAAACTAAAAATGAATTAACTGAATCGTTTGCTCCTGTATCACCAGAAGAATGGAAGAAAAATCCCAATGAGTGGCTTTCAAGTGTAGATATTATGAAGGTAATGAAACAATATGAAAGAGCATATAAATGCTTTGATTTTATAGGTCCATCTCCCATAGATTTTGATACAAAAATGTTATATGGTGAATGTGTATGGGATGAATTATGTAATTTTAGTTTATCCGAACAAATTAAGAAGGGTAAAACAAAAATAGGTATAATTTTTAATACAGACCCTCATAATAAGCCTGGACAACATTGGATTTCAATGTTTATTAATATTAAAAAGAGTAAAATATTCTTTTTTGATAGTGTAGGAGATAAGGCTCCAAAACAAATAATGGTCTTAGTAAATCGAATAATAAAACAAGGGAAAAAACTAAATATGAATATTAAATTTGACCAGAATCATCCTGTTGAACATCAATATGGTGATACTGAATGTGGTATATATAGTTTGTTTTTTATTTCTCATATGTTAGAAGATAAGTTTACAGAACATTATATGAAGACACATATTTTGAAAGACGATTACATGCAAAAATTTCGCAAAGTATATTTTAATGAATCATTAGTATAAATCCAATAATATTACTAAAAATAACGTTTGATTATAAAGTATATAAATAATACTTAATTATATTATTTATATAAATAAAATGTAATCACAAATATTGATAAATGATTTTTTAACAAAACAAAATGTTTCGTTAATATGGGAGGTTATTATGGATGATGTATTAAAAAACAAATCACAAGAAGTAATTTTGAAAATAAATAATATATTTTACGCAAATTTAAAAGGATTTTTTGATAATGAAAAACAAAAATCTCGTAATGTAATGGAGCTAAATAAGAAATACATTTCATTAATAATTAATTATATAGATGGTAATTTTTCTCAAAAGCAACCACAACAAGAAAAACAACAACAACAACAACAACAACAACACCAACAACAACAAAAAATAGCAAAAGAATTAATTACTCATGATGATTTACAAAGTGATAGAATGACTCAATTTGATAAAAAATTAAGTACAATTAAACAAGAATTTTCAAATGCGATGGCTTTACCTGTTCCAGAAAAGCCAGATTTTAGTGATAAATTAGATACACCACTTACAGAGTTAGAGTTAGAAATTAAAAAAGTAATGGCACAACGTAATTATGATATCGAACAAATAAATAGAAATAATCTAGAAGCAAATACCAATTCCAATACAAATACAAATTGGTTAAAACCACAAGAAACATCGGTTAAAAATGAAAAGCTAAATCCTTTACAACAAAAGCCAAATATAAAACCTAGTCTACAGCTACAACAAGAACAAGAACAATCTAAGAAAATTAAATATATTAAAATAGATAATGATGATTTGAACAATGAAATTATACAAAATGATGTAATAGATATTAATAATGATAATATTAATAATAACGATAACAACGGTAAAAAAATAACAAGTCCTAAGAAGCAAGTATCATGGAATAACAATATAGAATATGAAAATAATTTTGAAGATGATTTTTTTAAAAAATTAAAGACGATAAAACCGA